GAAGAGAGGGGCGTGTGCCCGGATAGCGGCGGACCGCGCCGCCGGCCGGACGTGGGAGCACGCGCGAGGATCGCTGGCGAGTTGAACAACCGGCCGCGGGAGCGATGCGTGATCAGCGTGGAGGGCATGGCATGAACCAGTACACTCCCCACCCCATCACCACCGACGACGAGCGTTTGTACGCCCGCTGGCAGGGGGCCGGCGACGCGGGCAAAGACCCGCACGCGGAAGCCCGGCGGGCCAGGCGGGTGGAGGCCGAGAGGCGGGCGAAGCAGGGAACGCTCAGACTGGAGAACAAGCGATGATGATGATTGTCTTGAACCCCAGCGGCAGGGAGTGCGCTTCCTGCGGCGCGGTCGTCAAGGAGTACGCGCTCATCAGCCCCGGCGTCGGCGACAAGCGCAACGTGGTGCTGTGCGCCGAATGCCTGCGGCGGGCGGCGGCCGCGCTTGAGGCGGTTGTGCGAAAGGAGGGGGAGTGAGCGCCACCGGCCGGAGCGACGTGCGGTTGAAGAATGACGCCTATTACACCCCGGCGTGGTGCGTCCATGCCCTGCTGCGGGAGGTGCGCTTGCCGCCCGGAAGGTGGCTTGAGCCGGCGGCTGGGGAGGGCGCGATCATCCGGGCAGTCACTGAGGTCATGGATGGCGTGGAGTGGTACGCGGCCGAGGTCAGGAAGGAAGCGTGCAAGGTGCTGTATTCGCTCGACGTGCCGACCGAGGAGCGGGATTGGCTCAAACCGCTGAGCATCGTCTACGGACTGGAACCGAGGGTGGATGTCGTGATCACCAACCCACCCTATTCGCTGGCCATGGAGTTCATCCAGCGGGCATTCAAGGTTACGAACGGCCCGGTGGTGATGCTGCTGCGCCTGCCGTTCCTGGCGTCGCAGAAGCGGGCGGCCTTTTTCCGCGAGCATGCTCCAGACATCTACATCCTGCCCAAGCGCCCCAGCTTCACCAGCAAGGGCAGCGACGCCACGGACTACGCCTGGTTCGTCTGGCCGTCCCGCATACCACGGGCGGAGGGGCGCGTGAAGGTGCTGGAGGCAAGCAATTGCTAGAAGAGTGTGGAGAGAGAGGCGTCGGGGGAGATTGTCGAGAGCAAGGATGCACGAAGGGCGATTGGTGCGGCGGCAGCGAAATTGTATCGGGAAGCACAGCGAAGGTCGTTGTGTTCGGACAATCAGTAGGAGTGGAAAATGACGAATCGCAAGAAGGTGTTCAGTGTGAAGGTTGGCAACGGGATGGACATTGAGAAATTGCAAGGGATGCTCCCGAATGGAGCCGAGATTGTGTCGGTTGCTCGGGATGGGGACAGAGTGAAGTTTGTGGTTGCGCATGAGTCATTTGAAGAGCAGCGGTACGTGCGCATTGACAAGTTGCCGGTGGTGGAGGTCGAATGAACTTCGACCTGCGCTCGCGTACTATCCTGTTCACGCTGGCAGGCTCGCGCGCCTACGGCATCCACACCGAGGAGTCGGACGTGGACTGCAAGGGCGTGTGTATTCCGCCACGGTCCGTGGTGTTGGGCTTTGCCCACCCATTCGAGCAGGCGGATAAGCCGGGGCACTTCACGGCGTTTACCGATCTACTGACGGACGAGGAGCGCGCGGTTGCCACGGCTACGAAGCTGGAGGGCGCAGTCTACGGCATCCAGAAGTTCATCGGGCTGGCGGCCGACTGCAACCCCAACATCCTGGACGTGCTGTTCTGCCGGGACGAGGACGTGCGGCTACAGACACGCCTGGGGCGCATCCTGCGCGAAAGTCGCGACCTGTTTCTGACGAAGAAGGCGCGTTGGACGTTCGCGGGCTACGCCATGGCGCAGTTGAAGCGCATCCGCACACACCGCGACTGGCTGCTGAACCCGCCTGGAGAGAAGCCCGAGCGGCCGGGCTACGGCTTGCCCATCGACCACAAGGTAGTGCGGCCGGAGCAATTGAACGCCCTACTGATGCTCACGCCAGCCGAACAGCGCGGGCTAGGACTCGACGATAAAGGCGTGGAGCTTCTGCGGCGAGAGCGGGCCTATGCCGACGCCAAGGCCAACTGGGACAGCTACACCAACTGGCAGGCCAACCGCAATCCGGCGCGTGCTGCGTTGGAGGCACAGTACGGTTACGACGTGAAGCACGCTGGACACCTGTACCGTCTGTTAACGATGGGCGTGGAAATTCTGGAGACAGGCAAGTGTCATGTCTGGCGTGGGGACCGGGACGCGGATCAGATCCGGGCCATTCGCAAGGGTGCATGGTCCTACGACGAACTTGTCGAGTGGGCGGAAGCGCAGGAGGCCAGAATGGACGCGCTCTACCAGACGTGTGCGCTTCGCAGGGAACCTGCCCGAGAGGCACTGAATGATTTGTGCGTGAGGCTGGTGGAGCAAGGCTTGTGGGGCACAATCGAGAAAATGAATGACGGCAAGCAGAGAGTGATGGAATAATGGGACAATATGACGAGAAGTTGAAGGCATTGGTTGACCGTCTGTGCGAGTTGACGGGCTTGCAGGTATACGCCCGGACGGCTCAAGATGGGTGGTCAATCCAGTACGGCCATAGCCGCATCTTCATCGGTGGCCGGTTCCCGAACGTGGACGGGGAGTTCTTGGTGCGTGGCCGGATGGAAGGCGGTGCGGGGCACCCGACGACATGGATGGACCTGCCGTTGGAGAAGGTGTGCAAGAGCACAGCGGAGTTCTTCGACTGGGCCGTGCCGATCTTGAAGGCGGGCCGGACGTGTGAGGTCGGGCAGGGGATCGGTGTTTGTGCGCTGATGGATCGTGGCTTCAAGTACATCGATGGCGTGGACCAGTCCATGCGGTTCATCAATGACTTCGTGACCGGGCAAAGGGAGAGTGAGGGGAGCTACTGGCGGCGCTGGAATCTGAACCCGGCGTATCAGCGGGGAGCGGTCTGGACGGACCGGCAGGCGTCCCTGTTCATCGGGCACTTGCTGGAGGGTGGCAAGGTCAACCCGATCTTCGTCCAGCGGTACGATTCCTGGAAGAACGTGACCCCGGAGGATCGCGCGGTGGTCCAGAGTTACTGCAACTTGCGGCCCGAAGTGATTGACGGGCAGCAGCGGTGCCGGGCGATTGCGCACTGGTTTGCCGGGGAGATTCCGGCCGAAGTGTCGGACGGGCGGGTGTTTTGGGCATGTGACATGAACGAGAACGATTACACGAACCTGCCAGACATGCGGGTGGTCTATGTGGACTGGCCGCTGGAGAAGCGGTTGCGGTTCTACATCAAGTTCAACTGCGGCGGCACGGCGCATACTGATGCGGATTTGGAGGCGGCAAGGAAGATGCTGAAAGAAATCATGGGAGGAAATGATTGATAACATCAATTCGTGAAGATCCGGTATTTCATCGGCCTTGCGGAGTCGAAGCGCCGGGCAGATGTCCGATAGAGCAATATAGAGTGATATTGGAGCCGATGGGCGCCAGGATAGACATGATGCCGGAGATTCGCACCAACATCACGCCCAACAAAAGCTATACCGCGTATAATGTGGAGAGATCGTGGGCCGAAGGGAGAGTGTCATGTGCGAATCTGATTCGGGCTAGAGAAAAATGTGTGACAATGTGCGAGGACTGGTTGCAGATCATGAGAGAATCTAACGAATGAGGCGGTGGAGTCCGGCCAGATTGCGGTTGAAACTGTACGGGATGAAGCAGATTACATCCTATGCCAAGTTTCTTGAAGCATTGAAAATGCTGGACCCCGATCTCAAGATAACACTGAAAAGCGTTATCTGTTGGACAACGAAAACAAAGCACGGGAGAGTTCCAGGCATTCAATCTCTAATGGCAATGTGTGAGTTGTTTGGATGCCCGGCGGAAGAATTCTTTGATTTCATTCCGCCAGATTTCCTGGATGGTGTTGCAGTTGAAGATCAGGAGGTAATACGGGCGTGGCCTGAATGGTTGGCTCGAACTGTTGGCAATAGACAAAAGCCCAATATACTTCCAGAGGCAGAAGTGCCGGAGATGTACTATGAAGAAGGACGACGATTTGGACGCCACTTTGTCACCGAAGTCCTGGACGCAGATCATATCATCGACTTTAGACGAAAAGCGTAGACAGAGAATCAATGACTCTGCCAAGGATGGTCTGGCTGAACTTGAGAAGGTTGACGAACAGGCAACCAGCGAAGTCCTTGGTAAAGCAGTCATAGGAAGACAAAATGAGATTCAGGAATCATTGTCCGACGAGGAGATCGAAGAGATTGAGCGGGAGATAAGGGGTAGACCCGGACCTGATTACAGCGTCACGCCGGAGCCCGATCTTCCGCTTTCTACTGCGGCAGAGATTGAACAACGACAACTAGAGGAGTTGGCGCATGCTCAAGAGGAGCCTCATGGTGGATTGGCGGCGCTTCAGGAAGAGGTAGATGGGGAACCCAAAAGAGATATCTCGACGTGGCGTGAGTGGGCGAAAAAGATCAGGAGAAATCAAAGAGAGAATCGAATCACAATAGAGCACCATCTAAAGGCATGGGAGATTTACAAGGCAAATCCCACGGTTGATGCAATCAAGATTGGCATGCCGGAACTGTCGTCTGCTGATATCGTGAGATTGGTGAAGATTGGAAACCCATCTGCGAATATTCCTTCGCTTGAACGCAAACTGGCGGCAGTCAACCTTCGCGTCAATCAGATGGATGTGGACGAAACTGCAAAGTCAATTGCGACGGGTCGATTTGCAATCAGACGCGTGATGGAGGAGACGCTAAGGCAGATCAATGAAGTGCTGGCTGATCCAGAAAGATCGGCGAAGGTGCCTCCGAGAGTATGGTTGCAAGCATTGCCCAAGTTTGTAGCGTTGAACGAAGAGATATCCAGGACGCCAATTGAGGGTGAAGAGGCGGCAGTGCTGGAAGTATCGGGTGATGTGCAGGGCGCCTTGGGCGGATTGCTTGACGAACTAGCTCGTCGTCGTATTCCAATGACTGATACAACAAAGGCTTTGACGGCGGCGGAACGGAAGATGCTTGAGGACGAGGATGGATAAACGCAACGAAAGCGGGATGCTTCGGCGTGGCCCATAACCATGTTCGCGTGAGGTTCGAGTCCTCCCGTTGCGACTGTCGTAAGTAGCCACAATTTCATCTATCTTGACTCACATATGATTTACCGGCAGACTGCTGTTGCCAACATGGCGATGGTAGCATTTCTTGACGGCCAAGATAAATCGGACGATCAAAAACTATAGGCGTTTGACGCCAGAGCAACAGAAGTTGCTCAACAACGCCATCATTGAATTCCTTCTCAAGTGGTGCAGACCGTATCAACTGGCGTGGCTTCAAGACAAGTCCAAGTACAAGATAGGAAATCTCGCCAGACAAGTAGGCAAGAGCGAGATGATATCAGTCGAAGCGGTCCTGCTTGGCCTTGATAGGCCCATGCGACCGGACGATGCAATCATCATGGTATCGGCCTCTGAGAAACAGGCCAAGGAGTTGATGGTCAAGGTGGTGCGTTGGGCTAGAATGTTCGATGACTATGCGCGCAAGTTGACTGGAATGTCGATTTTCTCAGCAGAGCCGTCAACCGAGCGCATTCAGTTCTGGAATGGCAATAGAATCATATCGCTGTCATCCAATCCCAATACGCTGGCTGGTTATCACGGTCATGTATTCTGGGATGAGGCAGCCAAGACTCCGCATGACGAGTTGGTCTATGAGGCAATCCATCCGATTACGTCATCTGATGAGAACTACGTAATGCGCATCACCAGTACGCCTTGGGGCGATACTGGTAAGTTCTTTGAGGTATGCCAGGGAAGAATGCCTGGTTGGTCCAGGCATGAAATCAATATCGTAGATGCTGTGAAGCAGGGCGCGCCACATGATCTGAAGACTCTACGTGGGCAATACGACAGCCTGACGTGGGATCAGAATTATATGTGCCGGTTCGTGTCGAACATGACCTCTGTGTTCAGTAGCGATCTGTTGCGGTCGGCAATGGATCACTACGCGGAACTCGATAAGCCATCATATGAGCAGTTTAAGCGTGGTCAGGTCAGGGTTGCTCTGGGAATGGATATCGGACGTGTTCACGATAGATCGTCTATCGTCTGGTGCATTGAGTATCCAGAAGGGCGATTCAGGATTCCAAAGACGAAGCAGTTGGCAAAGGCGCGATTTATCGATCAAGAAAAATATGTCACGACATTGCTGCAAAGCGGCGAAGTACACAAGCTATGGATCGATGCATCAGGTATTGGCCGTCAGATGGCCGAAAATCTACAGATTGCCTTCCCTCATATCGTCCAACCAGTGTACTTCACGGCTGAACGCAAAGGCGAACTTGTCACCACCATGCAGGCGCAGCTTGAGCGAGGCGTGCTTGCGCTGTGCCCTGACAATGACTTGATATCCGATCTGTCGTCAATCAGGTCTACATACTTAAATATAAGCAAAATCATACGATACGATTCACCTAGAACCGCAACGGGTCACTCGGACAGCGCGTGGGCTGCGATGCTAGCGGTAAATGCGTTGGCCCACGTCAAGGAATGGCGCATGAACTTCCTTGACGAGAACACAATCGACATAACCAACTATGGACGGAATACGCCCAGTGGCCCGGTAGTGTTGGCAACTCCTGGCGTTACATCAACCAGAGCGCCGACCATAGCAGACCTTGGCTTGAATGACATGACCATTGAAGAGATTGAAGAGATCAAGCAGGACTTTGGTGATGATCCGGCAATGGTCGAGGCGTTAATCAACTGGCAGTAGTTGCGTTCTGGTTGATTGTGTTATACTTGAAGGCGATTTTGGAGGCTTGACCATGCAGACCATCGTGATTGATCCGAAGCGGTTCAGGATCGTGCCTGATGATAGGCAATCTGAAATTGTAAAATCAGTGACGACTGCCGCTGGAGAAGGCCAACGCCCCGGCGAGGAAAAGAATGATGATGGGGATGACGCCGAGAATCTTCCCGAGGCCCAGTTGCTTCCATTGCTGGTCCGCTACTTCAAGGCGTGGAACAGTGGCAATGGGGAAGGATTCACCGAGCGCAAGGAAGGCGAGACGACTGATGATTTCGTCAAGCGCCTTACCGAGCAGATGGCCAAGGATCACCCTGACGTTGTTGAGAGCGTTGGGGGAGAGGAAGAGTTCAAGGCATGGGTTGCTGTTGCTTGCAAGTATGATGGTGGCGGTGGTGATGACGTGACGATTCCCGAATGGGAACTGGATGACAGTGAAGTAGTGGATAAAGAGAAGAAGGAGGAGACAATGAAGGGCGTATGGGGTGATATGGCTGAGAAGTCAGTGCGCATTCCAGAGATCACGATGAAGGCCGAAGAGGCAGCGGACCTGATTGAGATCGAACTTGAGCGATATGTTTGTGAATGGCATTCCGGCAATATGCCATACTTTTGTTATCCATGCGTTCCAATCCCGATGAGCATGGACGGGACAGATAAGCAGCCGATCAAGCCGTCTGCCGAAGAGTTTGCCAGGAAGTGTGCCGACGAACTGCTTAGTCGTATCACATATCGCGACGATATGCTTTTGGCCATGCGCTCGAAGGGCGGCGTGAAGAAGTTCCGCAAGTGGCTGAATGACACCATTTTGTCTCTGGCGAAGGATCTCGAAGGGCCTGAGAAGGAAGACACCAATGGCAACGGCGGGGCACAGCCTGATGTGACCGAGAAGAAGTAATCCTTCCTGAATCGAGGCCGAATATGGGCGGCGCCATGCTTCACAACAATCCAGACAGACTATCGGCCAAGGGCGGCAAGGGACGCAGGGAATACACACGAGAGAAGCGTCCTCCCAAGGAACGTCGGTCGTTAATCGTTGACCCCTATGAGATGCAGTTGATGGAGGAGTACATTGACTCTCTCCAATCACACAATCCATATGGGGCCTTCGCGCTGAAACAGATGGCCGTACAGCCATGGGCCTCTGCTGTAATCTCGACACGGCAGAATCAGGTATCTGAGTTTGCGACGCCACGCCAGAGCCAATTCGAGATGGGGTTTGTAATTGCGACGCGAGATCCCAAGAAGCATCCGCAGCCGTATGAACGGCGTGAAATGGATCGCATTCGCGATCTGATGATGACTTGTGGGTCTCCGATTGATAGTTTGTACTCTACGACAGCAGATTCATTCGAGACATTCCTTCGCAAGATTACATGGGATAGCCTTACATATGATGCCTCGGTATTTGAGATAATTCCAGACAAACGAGGAATACCGGCAAGATGGGTGGCAGTCGATGCTTCGACGATTTATAAGGTAGCACCAAAAAACGAGTATGGCGATTATGCCGAAGATGATGCTGCGTATGTCCAGGTAATAGATGGCACAAGAAAGAATTGGTTCTCCGCCGATGAGATGTGTTTCGGTATTCGTCGGCCAAGAACCGATGTTAAGTCCGGTCTGTATGGATACCCGGAGTTGGTCGAACTGATTAACGTGTTGACGGCCATGATGTTCGGATGGTCGTACAACATGAACTTCTTCCGGCAGGGAGGCCCCAAGGGCGTGCTGGCGGTGCTGGGGGATATGCCTGAGAAGAACTTCCGTGTGTTCCAGCGGCAGTTGATGTTCCAGGCTGTGAGCGTCAAGAACGCGCACAGGACTGTGGTGGTCAATCCTGCCGGGCAGGGAGCGGATCTCAAGTGGATTCCGTTCACTGGGGCAAGTCCAAGCGACATTCAGTTTGCCGAATGGGTGAATGCTAACTTCAGACTGTTGTGTTTTGTCGATGGAACGCCGGTAATGCTTGCAAATGGGCAACACAAGGCTATTGAGGATATATGTCCCGGTGACAAGGTACTGGCGGTTGATGGGAAAGCAGATAGCGTTGCAAACATTCAACGCAAGGAGATTGATGAAGATATATATGCTATCCGAGTAGGGGGTCGGTTAATTAAGGCGACATCGGAACATCCGTTTTTGGTTGTACCTTCTAGTGCAGTCAATCACACACCGAGGATATTTGGGAAACCAGAATGGAGAAGTTCGCGAGACTTAGCAGTGGGTGATTTTCTTGTCGTTCCGAAACCTGCCAGCGATGAAGGAACGTGTAGCCGTATTGATGTATCGAAATATGGAGATTTTAATATCGAGCAAGACTCAATAAAGCCTAATGGCAATCACGCAAAGACCGTTGCTAGATACATCGATCTGGACGAAGAAAGTGCGTTTGTGCTTGGTTTATTCATGGCAGAAGGATCAACAACCGACTATCGGATCACATATAGTTTTAATATAAATGAAACGGAACTGATTAATCGAGCTATTAGATTTGCCGAGAGAATCGGATGCAAGTCTAATGTTGTCAGGTATGAAAAAACCAACGGTGCAGTTGTCCAGATAAATTCGGCTGTATATGGTCGAGCTTTTAGGAAAATGTTCGGTGGCGGTTCGGTGGACATTAAGATCCCTGATGAACTATGGGATGCCCCACGCAATATACAGAAAGCGTTTTTATCTGGGGCAATTGCTGGTGATGGTTCCGTATGGGTAACAGGCAACAATGTTGTATCATTGAGTTACTCATCTGTGTCCGAACGTGCCGTCACTGAATTTCAAAGCATGATGCTTAGGCAGGGTGTTTATGGGGGAGTCTATGAAACAAAAAGGCAAGATAAAAAACACAAATCGCTACAGTCATATCGAGTCAATGGAACGAGTTTGTACTCAATAGCGAAATGGTTGTTGGGCGAGAAGGGCGATTTGCTTCGTTGCCAATTGGCGAATCGGGATAAAAAGGTTGCCAATGGTGATTGCTCGCCGATGCGATCAAAGAGCTATAGTTTGGACGGATATTACTGTGTGCCTATTACAGATATATCGACTGAACGATTCGTCGGTGATGTGTTTAACTTAGAAACAAGTAGAACACATACCTATGTTGCAAGTCAGGTGTGTGTCCATAATTGTTCACTTTTCCAAATTGAGCCATCGGAAGTTGGATTCTACTATCAGCCGGAGGGCGGTCGGTCGAGTCCTATGTTTGAGACATCGCCGGAGGCAAAACTGAAAGCAGGCAAGGACAAGGGCCTTCGTCCACTGCTACGTTCGATTTCATACTGGTTGAATCGCTACATTATCTGGCGAATCAATCCAGACTTCGAGATTCGATTCCTCGGGCTGAGTACCTTGTCAGAGATGGAGCAAGCGCAACTGGACCAGATGCGGTTGCAGACGTACTTGAAGCCCAATGAACTTCGCGCCGAGAAGGATCTGTCGGATCTTGGTCCAGCCGGTGATATCCCGTGTAATCCAATCATCGTTCAACTTCACCAGTTGGCCGAAGCGCAGAAGCAGATTCAGGCGCAGCAGCCACCTCCAGGAGAAGAGGAGAAAGCCAATGTAGACATGGCCGGGGAAGGGGCAGAAAAGCCCTCTGGGGAAAGGGGCGAGTCCGGGCCAGTAATCGGGGAAGGAGAGTCGGCTGAAGGCAATCTTGAAGAGGCCGTAAGTGAAGAGAAGTCGTTAAGTCACGAGGATGAATCTGAGATCCCGGCGATGAATGCGCTGGTAAAGGAAACATCTGAGAAACCGACTGAGAAGATATCTGAAGTGTTCAGGCGGATCGAAGCGAAGCTCAAAGAACAAGCGAGTTAATCCATGCCGGAGATCGTAAAGATAGGCGAGCGCGGCGGGATAATCATCCAGGAATCGGGACGCAGCAGGCACTACGTCAGCCGCGAGAAGCTCGTCGAATTGCAAGAACAAGAGATGCGTCGAGAGGCGAAGCGCAATATGTCCGAGCGCGAGAAGCGCGAACTGGCGCGCAAGAAGCGTCTTGAGAAGCATCCACCCAAGCAGCGCGAAGAGATAGCACAGAAGATCAAGACTGCCTTTGGGCCTACCAAGGGAGTGAATGTCTACTCTGAAAAAGACGGCAAGAAGATCAGGATTCGCAACTCCAAGACTGGCCGATATGTTGTTGGCATTGTCAAGGAAGCTGATGATGGATCAATGTATCTAGAACTAGAGAAGAAGGATGGAAGCGGCAAGCCGGTAGCGGCCGTGGCACTGAACGAAGAAGGGCTCGAAAGATTGCGTAGCATTCTGGAGCGACGGAATGCTGAACAAAAATGATCTGGAAGAACTGCGCGCCCTGGCAACCAGGACCGTCATTCTGGTTGGAATACAGACTTACGGGGCGAAGACTCTCGGACTGAGCAGGACAGACATTGCGGATCTCGTGAGCGCCGGGCTGCTTTCTAATGAGGCAGCGGCGAACATCGATCCAATCAAAGATGCATATGTGTTCGGACGCATTCGGGCCAATATGGCTGCCGAGGGGATAACCGAGATGAACTCGTTGTCTCTGTCGGAGATGCGCAGGCTGGCGCGATTGGTGCCACTGACGGAAGTACAGAAGACTGCCATTGAGTATGCTCGCAAACGAGCCGCAGAGTACGTCGGTGGAATGGTACAAAGGGCCGACGAAGAAGTGGTGAAGATGGCCCAAGGATATGTCAACCCAGAAGTAGAGTTGACGGGAGATGCGGCCGAAGCTCAACGCGAAATCATTCGTGAAGAGATCGCGGAAGGAATGGTTCGGCGCGAATCGGCGTCTCAGATTGCTGGCAAGATAGGTCGGCGCACGGGTGATTGGGATCGCAACTGGAAACTGGTAGCGCAGAACGAAATCACAGCAGCGCACGAGCAAGGTATCGCTGACTGGATCGAGAAGTACGATGGTGAGGACGCACTGGTTGCGAAGATGCCGAGTCCGCAGGCTTGCAATACATGCCGGAAGTTGTTTCTGGACGAAACTGGAAAGCCGAAGGTATTCAAGTTGTCTGAGTTGCAGGCGAATGGAACGAACGTAGGTCGCAAGAAAGCTGATTGGAGGCCGACTGTGGGTCCGGCACATATGAACTGCGCATGTACACTTTTGTCCACACCAGAAGGGACTCACTTTAATGATGCGTGGCAGTTGGTGTCGGATTGAAAGAAGAGCGCCAACGGCTTTGGGGGAATTCAGTGAGGGTCATGCCGATGGGCACTTGGATGCGCAAGGGCGGATTCATTGACTGTCGGTGGCGCTCTAGTGCTATTGTCTGTCAGTGCAATGGTAAGTCAAGATGTGAGGCCAACGAATGATTACCTATAGAATTGGTGACGTAGTAAAGGGCGGTTGGGATGAGAAAGAGAATCACTGGCGGCATAGGCTGATTGACCCGGATGAGTTCGATGATAAGACGTTCAGAACCAAGCAGTTGACTGATGGGGTAGAGGCTGTCTTCGGCAAAAAGACCAAGGATGGGCCAATGGAAGCGCAAACATTGCTGTTTGCGAAGCCGAAGTTCGACAAGAAGAAGGCGCAGACATGGCTCAAGGAGCATTGGGCGGAGCATGAAAAGGCGCTGTCCGGTGGTGAGTCCGAAAAGGAAAGGTTCACTGAGGCTGATGCAGACCCGGAAGAGTTGAAGGTTGGCATCGAGATAGAACGTGAACATACAGACGATCCGAAAGAAGCGAAGCAAATCGCATTGGATCACCTGTCGGAAGATAAAAACTACTACACTAAGTTAGCGAAGGTCGAGAAGAGTGTTCGGATTGTAATCGGGGCGTAGCATGGACTTTCTTTCCAAGGGCGGATTTGGGGTATTGCGAAGTATCCTTGGTCCAGTAATGGACTGTGGGGAATTGGCAAAGGCCGAGAACGAATCCGGTTGGGAAGAATGGCTTGCTAAACAACCTACTGATTACGTCTCCAGCACTGGCAGACAGTACGTCAGGACGTCTACTGGGAAGCTAGCTGCCAAGCCACTTGTGCCGCCATCTCCGACTGTGCCGCGACAAGCGGCCCCGGAAGAACCGACCAGCAAGTTCAAGACAATCAAGTTGCAGCCCGGACAAATTCTTGAGCGTGAATTCGAGGGCAGACGGATCGCATTCGAGGTTGTTCCAGGTGGATTCCGGTATCAGGGCGATCCGATTAAACTGACATTCAGAGGCAAAGAAAAGCAGTTCAATCCGGGCGGAAGAACATTGCTCAGTATTGCATTTTTCATCGAACAACTGACCGGCAGCGCACAGACCTGGAAACAGTTTTTTGGCGTTACGAAACAGACGACCAAGGAAGCACAATCGAAGGAAACTGGAGTTGCTGTTGGTGGAGCGTTCGCTGGGATTGACATTGGAGAAGTCGTATCCAATGAGCATGGCGGGAAGTTGATTGCGTTCGAGCGTGTCGATGATGGATTCAGGTATATCGGAGATACGATTGTCGTCTTCAGGGGCGACGAGGAAGTACAGATCAGGTATGGAATGAAGTTGCGTCCGGGAGCAATGTCGGACGTGATTGGTCAATTGACTCAGGGCGCTACGACTTGGCGAGAGTTCTTTGGATTGCCCGGAGTCACGAAGAAAAAAGACAAGCCGGCGGTCAAGCCGAGTGAGCCAAAAGAAACCCCGGAGGTCAAGGGGACTACGGCGGCAGCCGTGAAGCTGATTAAGGAACAGATCAAGGAGCATGAGGAAGGCAAGAAGCCAGAGCCAGAAATCACCAAGAAGCCAATCACAATTTCGGCTTTGACCCCTGCGCAGCAGAATACATATATAAAGAACGCGCGCGAGGAATTGGAATCGACTCGGCAGTATTGGGACGACGAGTCCAGGATTGGCGCATCTATGTATCGACTGCATCCGACGAAGGATATATGGGGCGTTATACTTCATCGTGGTGACAAACTATCCAGGGGCAGCAGACACGAAGGCAAAGCTGCCGCAATGAAGTTTGCGCTGGATGAGGTGGCCACAGCCAAGAATGATGCTTTGCGTAATGATCTTGAGCCGTTCAATGCGGTTGAACACGAAGCTGGATTGAAGCAACTGGCTGAATGGCAGAAAGTAGCTAGGCGTGCAGAGCAGGAGATCAAGCGTCGAGAAGAGGGCGAACCGGAAGCGCCGAAGAAGCCCAAGACGGCATGGATGAATGAAATCAAGAACTTGATTCTTGGCAAGAAGGACTGGGAAGTTGTATCTCCGACCGAGCACATGGGCGAAGGCGCGACTGATTATACAATCGCGCATCCACTGATTACCGGCGCTCAGGGCAGAATGTATGTAACACGACTGCCGAGCGGAAAGTATAAGACATCGGTGCATATCAATAAGTACGATCCTGGGACTGGTGGTTATGACCGCAAGGCGGAGCCAACGAGGATAACAAGGGAGTTCGATAAAACAGGCGATGACATGCGCGATTGGTTTAAGAAAATGCTTCGCGCGGCTGAGAATCGCAGACGAGATGATTTGGACAGATATCCAAAACATGCCCACCTGATGTTGCAGATTAATCGCGCCGTAGCAGATAGAGGTGAAGAAGGACCAATCAGCAAGATGTTTACAGACGCAGCGCTTGATGAAGCCCGACGTGCGATTCGCGAGTTGTTTGATGGAAAGAAAACAGCAGGAGAAACATCAACGATTCTTTATGCGCAACTGTCGAAGTTAAAAAGATGATTATGCCGGACGTAACACTGCGATGCGAGAAGTGTGGTTCGACGCTTAGTCGTTGCGCTGCTGGCAAAGTCAAGCTGATGGTCAAGTCACGATTGATCGCATTTGGCGAAGATGGCGTGGCTGAGCTTGTGTGTCCAGTTTGTTATCAGGATACAAGATTGCCGTCCATACGCATCCGTATTGAAGTGGTCGAAAAAAACGCTTGACAAGTTCTTGTATTCTGCCGATATCTTAAAACGGCATCGAGGCCGAACTATAAGGCTGCCAAGACGTAATAATTGCGTTGAGGTGGCTTTTGTAGTTTTGAGGTATAGATGATTGCTTCGAAGGTAATGATTGGCGGAACAGAATGGAACGTACACGATACGTTCAGTGTCTTTGTTCCGGCTGAGGTTGCCAAGGGGCGCAAGAATAGAACGATCATTCGCGGATATGCCTCGACCGATCTTCCGGCTGATTATCAGGGCGAAAGAGTCCTACAGGATGGACTAGATTGGTCGTACTGGAAGGATCATGGTTGGTTCAACGATGATCATGACAAGACAACGGCCGGCGGTGTTGGGCTTCCATTGGACGTGAAGCCGGATGTCGAATACGAGAATCCCAAGACTGGTCGTAAGGGGCGGGCGGCCTATGTTGAGGGTTATCTTCTGGCGACGCAGAAGGGTGAAGAGATTGCCGATTTGGCAATGAGGGCACAGGAAGCCGGCAGACAACTTGGGTTCAGTATTCAGGGACCAATTGTCAGTCGAACTGGCGAAGATGGAAAGACGATTGCCAAGGCGCTTGTCATGGATGTTGCTGTTACGCGGCATCCGGTTAATCCCGAGGCAACGTTTGAAGTTGTAGCCAAGAGTCTTCTGTCGGTGATGAGCAAGTCCGTTGATGCTGGAAATACATCTGTTACATATTCCGGTGGAGGCAGCGGCGGGGCAACGTTGCCCCAGTCGCTTAATCAGGGGTTGGTGAAAATCTACAAGGGAGGTTCGGAGATGAAGGACGAGAAGGATCTGGCGAGTGCGTTTGGCAGTCTCGCCCCCGAGAAGCAGAAGGAAGCCCTGAAGGCTGTCGGCGCTTGGGAGGAGGAGAAGGCCGAGGAGAAGAAGGAAGAGGACAAGGACAAGGACAAGGACACGAAGATGGAGAAGGCCGAGGACGTCAAGCCCGAAGAGAAGAAGGAAGAGGGCGAGACGAAGGCGGAGGAGAAGAAGGAAGAGGAGGCTCTGAAGAGTCTGTCTCTTCGTGAGGCATTCAGGCAGGCTGATGAGCATGTCGCCAAGGGCGGAGTGGTCGAGATCAATCTTCTGAGCAAGGGTGAAAAGGCTGCTGAGAAGTTGACTCCGGCCCCGACGCTGGATCTGTCGAAGTCGTTCGGCGATCTGTCGAAGAGTCTGACCGACAAGATCGGCGAGGTTGTGAATCCGCTGGCGGCGCGGCTGGAAGAGATCGAGAAGTCGCTCAAGATCCCGGTGCATCGCAAGAGCGTGCAGCCAGGCGACGTGATGGTAAAGAGCATGGACAATGGTGGTTCTGGTCCGCAGCCGCTTACGCGTGCCGTGATGGCCAAGTCTCTTCTGACGGCGTTCAATGCTGCGACCAATCAGGGAGAGCGCAATCGAATTGGTGCCCTGATGACTGCGGCTGATGCTGGTGAGAAGTTCACGCGCGACCGCCTGACGGCGGAAGGCGTGAAGGTGATTGAGTAAATAGGAACAAAGGGAGGAAAGAATGAGTGAGATGCTTGGGGGTCTGGTTGACAAGATGGGCGGGGATTCCCCGTTCAAGAGTTTCCAGGAGTTGATGGAAGCCCAGAAGTCGTTGGATGCCGGAACGCCGGTTCCCTCGTATTCTGGTGGTGGTGTCGGTGGTCCGCTGCTGCCGCAGTCCATCGAGATGACGCTGACTCAGATCACGTCGAAGGCCGAGCATTCGGTCTTTTGGCAGAAGTTCCCGAAGGATGCGACGAAGATCAAGAATGCCGTTCACGAATACCGTCGGCAGACCAGCCTCGGTATCGACCTGGACGGGTTCGCGGCCGAGGGGTCGGTTGGTCCGTCGATTGATTCCGTGTTCCAGGCTCTTTACGCCAGGTGCAAGTTCTTCGTCCACAAGCGCGTTGTGACCCATCCGATGAGCCAGTTCGATTCCATCATCGGGGCGAACAGCGCCATCGAGAAGGCCAACATCGACGCGGCCGATTGGCAGGCCCGTCAGTTGAACATGGGTCTTCTGTGGGGCGACGAGTCGGCGAATCCCTACCAGTTCAACGGCATCGCCAAGACCTGCGTGACGCAGGGCAATGTGCTGGATATGCAGGGGTCGCCTCTGGACACCAAGCAGGTTCGAGATGTGATTGCGAACCTGATGGTTGCTCCGTACTACGGCATGCCGAATAAGGTCTGGATTGCGCCTGAGTTGCAGAACGATCTGGATCAGGTGATCTTCCCGCACGTTCGTTACATGGGCGCGGATGCTGTGACCATGATGGGGAAGACCGCGACCGGCATCAACGCTCCGACCAAGGATGGCGTTGTTCCGTTCGAGCGGGATATCTTCATGTCTCCTTCCTTCAAGAAGGTGACTGCTTTCACGGCGCTTGGGACCACGTATCCATCCACCCCGACAATCAGCGTGGCCTGGGCCGATCTTGGCGCGACTGGCGGGTCGGTGTTCAACTCCACTGATACCGGGGTGTATAACTACCGGATCGTGGCGGTTGGGGCGCTGGGCAAGTCGGCGGCGACTGCTGCGGCTCCAGTGACTGTCGCTGCGGCCGGGGATGCTGCTGGGTGTACCATCCAGGCGCCGGGTTCCGACAACGTGCTGTACTACAGCATTCTGCGGACGGAGAAGGGCGGAAGCGACTACTACGAGATCATGAAGGTGCCGCAGCACCGTGACGGTCTCGGGGTTCCTGATGCGACGCCGATTGTGGATCTGAATGCCTACCGTGCGAATACGATGTGGTGCTTCATCGTACAGGAAGATCCGCGCGTGTATGTGTGGAAGCAGTTGCTTGATTTCTTCCGCATCCAGCTCGCGATGGTGGATCTGAACATTCCGTTCGCCTACGGGCTGTATGGGATGCCGCTGTGGCTGGCGCCCGAGCGGATCTACGCGATCAAGAACATCGGTCGCGCGACCTAATCGGGGTGTAGAAACGATAGTTGGGCGGGGGGAGGTGTCGTAGGGCGCTTCTCCCCGCCCGGCTACGTTGACAGGAGAGACTGATGACGCGCAGAAACCAGCGTGCGCAGAACTTTGAAGAGATGTCGCGCGCTTGGGATCGGAATGCCCTTGCGCTTCATGTGATTGATGGTGGCAATGCTCCGAGGACGTGGAGTGGTAGTCCTTGGGGGCCACTACTGGCAAATGAGAGCGATCCCAATACAGCGGCACCTGATCATTCCAGGATTATTTACGCCGAGGAACAGTTTGGAAAGATCGCGATGTGGCCGGAAATGTCTGCTGCGGCCACAATGGTATTGCATGTATGGGCCAGAGAATCTGGTGCTGTGTCATGGAAGCGTGTTGCCACGGCTGAATTTGATGGCGTTAGTGATATCGAAACAGTCGTGAGTACAGGATATCGAGATGTGTTTGTGCAGGCTGTTTCCGGTGTTGATGGAGCACATACGTTGACACTGCACGTTGCCGGGTGCTAGTCTGGCCGTGCGCGGACTAGAGGCGGCACATGCCACTTGAGACTCCCTGGACAATCAACTGGCTAAAAAAGGTCTATCTGACTGGCATTGATCTGACAGATGATCAGGGCAATGCTTTTCCAGATGACATCTATCAATTCGGTCTGGACTCGGCCAAGCAATGGCTGATGAACCAACTCGATATTGTGATTCCAAAGGCGACCTATACTGACCGCCATGATTTCAACTCAATGCAGTTTGGGGAATGGTGGCTGATCAATCTGGATAGGCGGCCGGTGCGACAGATCAAAGAGATCCATATGCAGTTTGGCTCGATGGAAGTCTTGCAGATTCCGTCGTCATGGATTACCGAGGTGGTGCCCGAGACTGGTCAAGTTCAATTGGTGCCGGACTCAGGAACATTGATGACTTGGCCGTTGGCGCAGTTGGCATTCTATGCGGCGTCAATGCTATCGACATATGGCAAGGTGCCTGGTTGGTATCGGGTAGTATACGATGCTGGATATGACACAACTGAGATGCCATATGATGTATTGGACCTTGGCGGGAAGCATGCAGCAATACATCCGTTGATAACGGCCGGCAATCTGATTATTGGGGCTGGATTGGCATCGAAAACAGTTGCTGTTGATGGTGTGTCGCAGTCGGTTAATACGACGTTGGCGCCGTCTGCAAGTGGCTATGGGTCGATGCTGACTCAGTATCGTAGAGATATCGACCGGGATCTTCCGATTGTTCGTCGTAGATTCCATGGAATGCCGATGAGGGTCGTGTGATTACGCCTCTTACTGATCCTGGGTTTATCAGCGATGTGTGGTGGCCGTCCAAGGAGGGTGGCCGTGGTGAATTCAACCTCACGCAGATATACCAGGAGTTCATGCAATTGGCGGTGCGTGCGAAGTGGGAGGCAATGGCAAGATGCCCTTGCGGATCTGCGGATCAGAACGCACAGAAATTGCAGTGTCCTGTATGTGGGGGAAGCGGATGGGAGGTGCATCACGATCAGATTGTACGACTGATGGCTGTTGGAGTTCGATCCAATCTGTCGTTGTGGGAGAGATTCGGTGAGTTCCGGTTTGGAGAGGCATCATTTACATCGCGCGGAGAACATGCGCCGGCCATGTTCGACAGGCTTACGTTGTTGGATGCTAGAATTGCATACAACGATTTGGTGAAACGTCGCGGGACGGTCGATACATTAAGATATCCTGTGACTGCAAAGTTGTATACAAATAGCAGTGGAGTCATAAAGACGCTCGACGTGACGCATCTAAGGTCGTCAGGGGTAGGCGGTTCGCCAGGATCGATTTTGGTCAAGGGCACTGATTTTGTAATCAACGCGTCAGGCAACATAGACTGGACGCTTGGAATAGCCAGACAAACTGCTCCGGCTGTGGGATCGTTATATTCGATTTGCTACTACACTATGCCGGTATATCGGGTTACAACATTTCCGCATGATTTCCGAGATACCAGAACGAAGCGAACTAATGGCGCAAAGACTTCGGCAGATCATGCTGATTCACTGCCAGTCCAGTTCAACGCAAAACTGGAGTGGATAGAATAATGCCAAAGCTGTACTTGCATGATTTTGTTGGCATGGTTCGAGCGGTGGTGCCAAATTATACAAAGATACAGCAAAACCTTGTGCGTCTAATGGCGCAGACACGAGCGGAATGGATCAGGGTATCGAAGGATCGGTTGCTATCGACTCAGCGGGCATATGTGTCGTCAATCTTGCCGGAGATAGTTGATGAATATGTGGGGTCGGTAACACTTGATGGGTCAACCGGCAATGGATTTGTCGATGGAATCGAATGGGGAATGAAGCCGTGGGATCTGCGAACAACAATCCTTAAAGGCAGGCCATTCGTAAGGGTTCCGTTCGACTATAATATCAGCAAGGATGCTAGTGGAGTGAATGGTCAGATTCCTGGTTCTGCTTATGGTCCGATGATGATTGCGCAGTTCGGGCAAGCGAAGGGCATGCAAGAGGCGGAGGCGCTTGGGAACGCGGTCAGGGCAGCCGCCAAGGCCCTGAAAAGGGGGCAATCCTTGTCTGCGGACAAGGGGGGGCCATTGCTCAGAACAAAGCAGATGATTCAGCGGCAAGAGCAGTCGTGGCATTCCACGGGGATCTACACGAGAATGCAACGCGGAACTCGGAAGACTGGCGCTGGAGGAACAGTATCGTCTTATAAGACGTACCGAACAATATCGGCCATCGGAGGGGAACCTGGCAGTTGGCATCATCCTGGGTTGTCACCACGCAAGTTCCATCTTGACGTGTTGGCTTTCATCGAGCGGGAAGCTCCTAAGATATGGGAGACTTAGATGATTCAGGGGCCTGACAAGATCGTCCAAGAACTGATGAAGGCATATGTTGCTGGCCCTCTGATGACGGACAATGCTCTATGGACGAAGATATTCGACGGGCAACCGGCAGGCGCCGAAGTGCCATACAGGAATGATTTCCGAGCCAATCCACCGACAGTCAAACTAGGTTTCGCTCGACAGAATGATCCATGGCCGCTATGGGCGGTTGTATTGACTGGCGACAATACTGGAGAGGAATTCGTTGGCAAAAACGAACGGGTGATCTTGTCTGAATCAGATATTGATACGGATGAGTTGACGTATTCGATGCTCAGCGAACAGGAAGTAAGCATCATCGTATATTCGGAAAACCCAGATGTGACCAGAGTGCAATCGCAGATCGCCTGTGGGATCATTCTGGCGAGTCTGCGTGATATAGTTGCGGCTGGAGTAGATAGCTATTCGTATATTGGGATGCAGGATTTAGCGCCGCAGTCAAACTACTTGCCAGAAACGTTATGGGCAAGAGTTCAGACATGGAAGTTCTTGATGAACTGGACAATGCCTGCGGCGAGAGATAGACAAGTAGTTTATCCGCCTGCATACGTTGGGCTGGATGGGGTGGACCTTGGCAATGGGCATGTAGGCAAGGTTGATCCTACACTGAATCATTGACGGCGGTGTTGAATTGCTAGAGTATATGCCGAGAAGCGGAGGTTGAAATGGCTGACAGTATTCTGATCAATGGTCAGGTGACGTATGGTGAGGGAGTCTATACGTCCATTGATAGTTCGGGAGTGTCCGGCGTATCGCCGGCTGCCAAGGGCGTAGTGGCACTGTTGATGGAATCACCAACTGGAGGACAACCGAAAACGCCAGTCAGATGTTCCAATGCCGCCGTATTGAGACAATATCTGACTGAGCCGGATGCGACGGTAGTAGGCAATCTTCTGTTCAATCCGTCGAAAGATCCGCGTATTCCTGGCGGAGCAGCGGCAGTGTACTTCGTAAGGGTCAATCCAGCGACCCAGGCGAGCCTGACACGTAATGATGCCGGCGGTGACCCGGCAATGAAGTTGCTGGCTTACGATTATGGAGTGCTCGGGAATGATATCCAGTGCAAGTTGGAGGCCGGTACTTCTGGTGCTGGGTACAAGAAAGTTACCGCTGTGGCTGGATCAACTACAGAAGTAGCGGACGATATCAAAGTAGACAATGATGTGATTGGATTTGAGCATACAGATTCAATCACTGATGCAAGCGTAACAGTGCATGCAACGACAGTGCAAATCGATCCATTGGGAACGCTTGGCGCATTGTCTACTTCCGGTGTTGTAGTAAGTCAAAATGTCACCATTGGCGAATTGCACACATGGACGGTGCTAGCAACTGATTCAGTAGCGTTTGATGGCAAGTTGACCTTTACTTGCGCTCATGCTCAGACGGTCGATTTTACTATCATTGGTGTGCGCAAGGATACTGGGGCAACTGTTACCGAGACATTATCATTTGTTGGCGATTTGACGAAGACCACAGCGTATGCCTATTCGTCTATCACCAGCATTACAGTTCCCAATCTGACAACGGATACAACGGCCGTGGTTAATTGGTATGCCTTTGATATGATCAAGGCAACGTACAATACAATCGCCAAGGTGATCGCTCGCATTCAGCAGAAAACTGCTAATGGATTCGATGCGACAGCGAAGATTGCCAATACTGGTTTCCTGGTAGCCGATCTTGATGCAGATGGGCCGAAAACGCTTCCGTTAATCGGAACAGAGGAAACGTTCGAGGCGCAGTTGTATTATCTGATTGCTGGAATCAATGCCAATATCACCTTGGTAGATGCGGAGCGTGTGACCGCAACAGGCGATGATATTCCGGCCGATTTCGGATTGACGAACCTGACTGGAGGTACAGACGGCGTAGCAAGCACCGGTACTGGTGGAGATTGGGATGATGGTCTGACGGCGATTCAGGATATCAATATCAATCACGTTGTATGCTTGACTACGGATGCGGCAGTTCATGCATTGCTCGGAACGCATCTGACCTACATGGCAGGTCGGGGAAAAAACGAACGCAACGGGTTTTGCGGTTGTCCAGCCCAGACGAACATTGGAGATCTGTGGACGAAGACATTGGCGCTCAACAATCGCAATCTGTCGTTCTGCGCGCAGCAGATCAATGTATACGATCATACCGGGACCGCAACGTGGTTTGATCCGCAGTACACGGCGGTTCTGGCGTGTGGTTGTGATGCTGGCCGGTTGACGGATGTGTCGTTGATCTGGGCGAATGTTGATGTTCTTGATGTGAAGGACAATCCAGACGACGGAGCAGATTCCTGGACGGTTCGCGACAATCTGGAAGATTTGCTGGCCCATGGTGTATTGGTGCTGCGAAAGGATGTTGCGACCGGATTGCGCAAGTGGAGTCGCGATGTGACAACGTATCTCACCGACCAGAATCCTATCTTCTGTTCGGTGTACGCCAATGAAAGCACGAATATCAGCGTGAAGAATGTTCGTGCCGTGCTTGAGGCAGTGATTGGTCGTGGTACGTTCACCGGAACGGTCCAGACTATCCGGCAGATTGTGCTGGGAGAACTGGGGCGCCAGAAGGCGAACAACGAGATCAAGGATTACGATCCCAGGTCAATTGCAATCACTGACTTCGGCAATGGGTTTGATGTGGACTACAGGTTCGCGCCAACTGAAGCTGTGACGTGGATTCGCCAGACGGCGCATGTTGCGCGCATGTCTTCGACAACGGTAGCGTAATAGGAGATCAAAATGGCGGATTTGTCGCAGCGTGTATTCAGTGGACCGCGAGCGAAGATTCAGATCAACAATGTTGATATTGGGCATGCCACCGATTTGTCAATGACAATCAATTCAACCATTCTTCCAGTGGAAGAGGTTGGGATGATTGAGGCCAGCGCATTGCTGGAGGTCGGACGGTCTTGCACAATTACGGCGCGCTATGTGAAGCTCTACGAATCAACAGAGGACATGGTCGCGGCCGGGATTGTTCCTGGCTGGAACACCAATGACATTGTTCAGTGGCCCGAGGTCAACATCGTGATTCAGGATCGCATTGGTGACAATGTGATTGCGACTGTTGTTGGTTGTCGTTGCACGTCGCGGAATATGACTGTTGGCGCCAGGTCGGTCGCCATGGTCGATTCGCAGTGGGTTGGCAGGATCTTCAAGGAAGGGAGCGAGGCGTAATGGATCTGCAAGCTGTGATGACTCCGCAGGCGCCTGAAAAGGTTCCTGATGAGCCGGGCAAATATTCACGGAGAGTAGAGTACCGGATCGGCGCCAATCAGGTATTGACCGGAGTGTTCACATTCAAGGACATGACGCTTGGTCAGCAGGCCGAATATGAGATCCGCAGAGCGCGCCTCGCACAAGGCGTAGCGTTTGAATGTCTCGCTCCAGAGGCGCAGGAGTTGTTCGCGGCAGTAGCTTTACTGGGCATGGTACTTGAGAAGAGCCCTGATTGGTATGACAAGACTGGCGCCAGTCCTCTGATTAAGCCTGACTTGATTCTTGCCCTTGCGGCTGCCTATTGGGAGTGGCAGCAGAGTACGTTTCAAGCGCGCGCTGGAGACGGAGAGACAACGGAGGGGAAACCCACTGTGGTCATGGGTCCAGTTGGTAGCGAAGGAATCGGGTCGAAGGGTTAGTGACGTATCGTTCCTTGAAGCATATCAGAGGTACTTGGCGGATTCCGACAAATTGGAAGATGTTGGGAAGGCGCCACTGAGAGTATCAGTAGATGGTCCGTCTGAGACTGGCGATCCGGTGGTTGATGAATGGGAACGAAAGTTCTATGAGTTAGAAGTCACGGGCCGCCGATAGCGACCCGAGAAGAGGTCGCCCATGCCAGGTTCTAAGGATACCACTATAACAGTTGATGTAACTAAAGGTATCGCCCAACTAGATACGCTCATTCAGCGATTGGAGCGCGTGTCTACTGCCGCGCGAATCGCCGAGGAATCCATTGGGGCGATAGGTCAACGACGAGCCAATGAACGACAACAGCGTGAAGAAGCATATCAGCAACACGAGGCAGCAAGACTACAAGGTATAATAGATCGAGAACAAGCGCGGACGGATGCGGAACAAACACGTAGAGATGCGCGAGAGACTGCTAGAGATAGACCTGGTTCTGCTAGACGACGCATGTTGCGCGCCTTCGCTGGTGGTGTTGGCTATAAGGTGATGAATGAAATTGGTGGCCGTATTGAGGCGTACTACGGCACCATGGGTCCGTTAACCGGAGGACTGACTTCTGGTTCGTTATATAACGCCATGGGTGCGTCGATTCAGGCGCATGCCGCAAGGGAGATGGTTACTGGTACTCCACAGCTGTTGTGGGGTGCTGCCGGTGCTGTGGGTGGCGGCATGATGGTTGCTGGCGGAGCGGGTCTTATAGGGGCAAGTGGAACGGCAGCGGTGAGCGGGCCGGTAGGATGGGCATTGCTTGCGGGTGGGGTGCTGTTGTCGCTTGCGGCGCGTTGGGGTACTGCGGCTGCCAATGCGCAAATTGCGCGTATGTCTAGCGCACAACAATCAGCAGTTCAAGTATTCCAAAGAGCAGTTGAAGCCAGGAGTGGTTTAGCACGAGTTGGGCTGTCGCTTGGTGCGTTTGGAATGGGTATGCCCGGCGCGGAAGAGTTCAAGAGGGCAACACAACTAGGGTTTGAATCGTCGGATGTCGCGCAGCGATATCAAGCGTTTGCTGCCGCTGGTGGAACAAAGACGAATGTGATGGGCGTATTGGGGATGGAGCGTGCCTATGGGATAGATGCTGGAACGTTCGGACGCTGGCAAAGGGCATTCCAGCCCGGTGCCGGGGCTACGATGCCAGGTGGATTCAATGTGTTATCAACCGAAGTGCTTCTCCGCAATACGATGGCCGCTGGTCTGAAGGCTGGAATCCAGGAGGCCCGACTTGGCGAGTATCTGCAACGTATCTCAGCGTTGAATGAACAATTAGTAGAACGTGGCGTGACAATCAGCGCGGAGGGTGTTGCGAACTGGCAAAGGGGGTTAGCTGCGGCGGGTATCAAGGGGATGATGGGTGTTGCTGGCCTCAGTGGTGTAGCTAATTTTGGGGCAGGACTCGGACAGACCGTGAAGGATCTGTTCATGCCGCAGCAATTGATACAAGCAATGGGATTGCGGGCATTGGCATTACGCGGCGGGGCAACGCCGAAGGGAATGATGTCGGCACTGGAGACTGTCCGAAGAAGCCCTGAAGGAATGCTTTCGTTCGCTCAGGATATGAGCAATATCCTGCCAGAAGACTTTCAGACATTGGCGATGGGGCAAGTCACCGGCTATCAGGAATGGGGCACTATGGCCGCTGCAAGGAAGGCACGGCCCAAGGGCGCTAGTCCATGGACAACGCTGTTTGGTGGCGCAGAAGAATTGGCGAGGTCCATTTATGCTGCCACCCCGGAGACAGGACTGCTGACACAGCAAGCAACATCCGAGAACATAATTACGTTCGGGGCAAAGATAGGTGAGTTGACAAAAGGTCTTGAACAAATGAGTACGGTGTCACAATCGGCGATAGAAAATCTGGCTGTACTGGCTGATGTGTTCAAGCAATTGGCCGAAGATATAAAATCGGAGCGATCAAGACCCATTGATGTGAAGATGAATGATATAGCGATGGCTGCTGCGTCATGGTGAGTCGATGATACAGGTGGTTTTCTCAATCAGGAGTCATTACGACAAAAACACGACAGACCTATCCAGATACATCACCAGCGTGTCTAGAAACAAGTCGTTAAGTGGGTCTACGACTGGCACTTGGACTATTACGCTTAAGATTCCACATGACGACTTGCTTGATATACGGCTGAAGCGAGTTGTTCGTGATGACGATTGGGTAACACTGACAATTGTTAACAACGAAAACAAGTCAACGTGGCTTGGTATTGTTGATGGATTGACATGCCGAACATCTGTCGAAAGTAACGGCGTCGAGGTTCGATGGTGGACGATTAATGGAAGTGATTGGAGTAGATGCCTGTCGGTTGGGCAAGTAAGGTTGAGTGCGTTGTTCTCGACATTTGCACAACAGGTCAGGTGGGATACATCTGGAGGAATAGCGGCAGTGGCAGTGGCCGACACTTTGGTTAATCCAATGGCGCTTCCTGCCAATCTAGCGCGAGTCATCGGAGATATTGCTGCGACAATAGACAAGAACGCAAAAGAGAAAGCGGCAAGCGAACTGGCATTGATACCAGGGATCATAGATATTCCGCGATGGCACAAGGTCATATCGGAAGCAGTCAACTGGAACGAACATTCAGAAGTTCCATTGGCGCATCTAGTGATCGAAATGTTGCGCGGTCAGTGGGTCGATGCTAGCGGAGAGCCGTTGGTATTCAAGATAGACTTCAAGCGGTTTGGTCCGGTAAAGGGTGTTCCGTGGCGGCTCAATCAGATCGTCGGACAGCGTATGATTACGTGCGATCAATTGCTGAGGCAGTTTAGCAATATACCGTATACAGAATTGTACTACGATAACACAGATAATGCTGAATTGCCTTGCGCTATCGTATATCGTGATGCGCCTTACGGAGAAACAGAAATGACTCCTGAGGGCGTAACGTGG